CTATCCTTTCCGAGCCTTAGAGGGCGAGTTGGCTAACCGGTTAGCGCGGTTAGCCATTTTCTGTTCTCCATTCGTCTCGATGGTCGCCAGCGCAGCGGCCGCCAGCCGGCGTTGGTCGCGCGCCCGGATGTACGTCTCGACTTCCTTGGAGTTCTTGTGGCCGCTGATGGCCATCATCTGGCTTTCCGAGCACCCGGCGTCAGCCAGGCGAGTGAGGATGCACTTGCGAAGACCGTGCGGTGAACACTCCGGGACACCGGCCTTCCTGCAGGCGCGCTTCAGCCAGTTGTAGAAGCCAGTCGGGGAATAGGTCGGTCCCTGGATCGTCGGCAGGAACATCATCTGGGCGGCCGGAACCGTCGCCAACGAGGCGGCAAGGTTCGGATGGATCGGGATCGTCAACTCGGCTCCGGTTTTCGACTGCTTCACGCGTATGCCGTCGCCGCTGATGTGCTGGCGACCCATCATGCGAACGTCAGCCGACCGCTGTCCCGTGTAGAGCAGCAGGTCCATGGCCAGGCGCTGTTTCGTGCCGATCGGGAAGCAGCTCTCGAACCGCTGAACCTCGTCCTCGGTCCAGGTGTGGTAGCCCTCGGTCTGATACTTGATCTTCTTTATGCCGGCCGTGGGGTCGTCGGCTCGCAGCTTCCGGGAAATGGCGAAGGCCATGAACCACCGCAGGGCCTTGATGAAGTTGTTCTGCGCCGCCTTGCCCTCGATCCGGTCGCGTAGCTTGAGGACAAAGGCCTGGTTCAATCCCGCCAGTGGAAGGGCGCCATAGTCCTTTCGCAGGCGCTCCATCACGCCCTTGTAGTTCGAGCGCGTGCTGGGGCTCAGCGCCTTCCATTCGGCCGATGCGTAGGCGGCCACCGCCAGGGCATTCATGGAGCCCGCAGCGGTGCGCGACGCTCCCGGCTCAACCGGAGCGCCCGTCGTCACAGCCGCATAGGCGGCCGCGAACTCAGGAGAGCCGGGGAGGCCGGGGAGATAGACGGTCGGAAACCCCTTCTTGCGGAAGCGGTAGCGGATCTTCCCGTGCCGATCCTTCATCGGCGAGACGTTGGAGAAGCCGATTACCTTAAGGCCGCGTCCCATGCCGCCTCCGCCGCCTTGAGGTCCTGAGACGGATCGGCCGAAGCGACCGGCGCAACGGCATGAAGCCTGACCAGACCGCCCGGCAGCAGATCGACCGCCGGCGGCACGATGCCGCGCGCCTGGAGGACATCCAGCACTCGGTTCAGCTCATTGGCTTTCACGACGCGAGCGGTCATCCTGCCAGCACCTCAGATGGCGGCAGGAAAGCTCGGCTCGCATCTTCGATGTCGATTGCATCGATCGCCCGACCCGAAAGCGCCTGTCCAATAAGTAAGATGGTCTCGATCCCAGCGGATCTGGACTGGCGGATGTAAGACGGGGGAGCCGCCTTATGCTCGCCGTATGTGTGGTGGATCGCGGGTCCCGCCTTCAGCATGACGCGCGCCCGAGCATCGCCTTCAAAGGCGACATTCAGGCCTGCGCCAAAGAACGAAATTTCCTTCTCCAACTCGACCTTGTACTCGTCGTACTCAGGCGAGGCCCGAAGATGTGCAGCCACCTGCTCAGCGACAGCGTCGAAGCGGCTCAGCAAGTCTCCTCGACGCGCCGCTTCTATTAGGGAAGTCAGGAGATCCAGCAGCGTGTGATCATCCGGCAGATCAACAATCGGATGACTTGCGCCGTCGGGCGTCCAAGCGGCCGAGATCATTGGCCAAGCATCGAAAGGGGTGGGGACAAGTTCAGTATTCGAAATTCGGCTGACGCTTTCCGCCACGTTGCCAAGACCCGAGACCATCACCGCAGTCAGCAAAACGGCGGCGTCGCGCGAGTCCATCTTCGCCGCGCTACGCCCTCGTCCTCCTGACTTCCGTAGCCTGGCCTCGGCCATGGCACGGTCAATCACGACAATCGATGGCTGGGCCATGCCGGTGATCGCCGCCATAGCAGCGACCAGTTCACCCGGCGTGATGACACCTTCCATTAGTTCCATACGCAAATGGATACTCCCCATTTGCGCTGGCGTCAAATGGCTCGTTGGATCGCCCATTCGATTTCACAGGGCAGAGGTTGCGCGCTGATGAGATCACACTGGTGGAACAGTTCCTCGAGCGCCGCTTCCTGCTCCGGCGTCAGCTTGTCGGGGATCATTGCGGACCCTCCTCGGTTTCAGGCGAACAGCCTTCGGCCGACTCGTCCACGCCGAAACCCACCATGCGGACGCCACCGAAGCTGGGTTCGCGATCGCTGTCGTGGCCTTCATCCTCGCACTGGTCTTCCAGGTCGTAGGTGAAGCCGCCGCCCAAGGGGCCGAGGTTCAGGGTGTGGCCATGGCCGAAGGTGATGCCGCAGAGGCTCGCCTCGGTCTCCCGGTCATCGTCCTCCTCTATGGCGCCCTCGTCGTCGCAGGCCTCTTCGAGGTCGGTCCATTCCGCATCGCCCAGCGGCAGGGTCTTGGCGCTGTGGGCCTGGCTCAGCCAGTGGCCGACCTCGGGATGGGCCAGAGACGGCTCAAGGTCGGGATCGGCGTCCAGACCGTCCATGATGGTGATGAGGCGGTCCACCAACACCGACAGGCGGCGGTGAAGACGAGCGCGGCTGATTGAGGGGTGTTCGATCACCTGCACTATGGGCGCGGGTGTGCTATGGGCGTCAAAGGCCATTCTCGATGCTCCAACATCGGGTTTCGGTTAGGGCTGGGGGGAAGCTCCAACTTCCCTCCGGCCTGCTACTCTGATAACAGAGTAAGCATGGATGGTAAAGATACCCTGATAACAAAGAAACGGCGCGGCCCGGCTCCCACAGGGAAGGGCACGCTCGTCGGGGTACGCCTCCAGCCTGATCAGCTTCGCGAGCTAGACGACTGGATAGCTAAGGAGGGCAAAGGCCAGACCCGGCCCGAGGCGATCCGCGAAATCCTGCGCCGCTGGTTCTTTCACTGATCGGCGCACCCTTGCGTGAACGGACGGGGAACGCCTACGCTCGCTCTAGTGGCGTATCCCCCAATCGAATCACACAGGAGGTCCGCACATGACGGATCTAAGCAAGCTTCGCGGCTTCGGCTCGTCGGAACGAGATGAGCAGATCAAGCGCATTCTCGAAGAGCCTGACAGGATCACCGCATCGACAGAGGCCTTCCGCCGCCAAATGGAAATGCAGCAGGAGGCGGTCAACCGGGCCAATCGCCCGGGCGATCTACTCGAGGAGGTTCTCGAGGCGCAGCACACTACGAACGGTCTGTTGAGTGACCTGGTCAGCGAGATCAAGATCCTGCGTCAGGTGATGGAGGGCACGAATGGCCGGTCGTGATTATTCCGGCGACGGGCTCCTCGTCGTCGGAGACGAGCGGTTTCCCGTTCGTTACCGCCTCCAGACATTCCTCAACCGAGGCTGGATGGACGGAGCGGGTGTCGTCAGCAACGCGGGTGGTGGAACCCAGGCGGCCTTCGATGCCAGCAAAGCTATACTGGAAATGGACAATGGCCAGAAAGCTCCGATCATCGTGACGCGCTGGTCACCCGGAGCGGAGTTCAGCGAGTTCCAGTTGGCTGGCGCTATCGAGTGATCGTCGGCAACCCGTAGGGGGTATGCGCAAAAGTGCGCAGGCCCTACGCAGCGTCCCTCCGCTCGATCTCTTGCACTAGGGCAACGGCGGCTGACAGGGTGACTGTGTTAGCCGCCTTGCTCTTCAGGAAATCGTCGTAGCTGCGCTTTGCGATGCCGGTCACGGCCTTCCGCATCTGCCCCACGAACTTGATGCCGCGTTCGGGCTCGTTGTGTTTGCGCTCGCAGGGCGGGCTCCAGACGCTTAGGCCGTGGTTCTTAGTCTGGACCAGGGCGCATCCCTTGATGTCCGCCACGCCCTCCAGGCGCAGGTCGAAATAGGCGATCAGTTGATTGTCGCCGACGTAGGCGTCGTGGACGAGACGGATCATGGTGACGCTGATGGTCATGGTTAGCTCCTATGCGAAGGTGATGTCCTCGATCCATTCGGACTCGAAGATGGAGGGGCCGGCCTCTGAGGCCTGGGCGCGGGCGATGGCCATGGCGGCCGCTACGGCGCCGTCGATCTTCTCGGCGCTCTTGGCCTTGCTGAACCGGGCGGTGTCGCCGGTCGGGCCGTTGTCGATGACGGCGTTGCCGAAGTTCCAGCGCAGGACGGGGTGGCCACCGTGGCGCACCTTGCCGGCGAGGAGGGCGCGCTCGGTTTCCTTGATGGCCGGGGTCATGCTGATCCAGCCCTGCCGGAAGTGGACGACGTTGATGCCCATGTCCTGCAGCCGGGGGACGATGCCGGCGGACATCGCGGGGTCGATGGCCAGTTCCTGGATACGGTAGCGCTGGCTGATCTCCTCGATGACGGTCTCGACGTAGGCGTAATCGACGACGTTGCCCGGCGTGGCGGTCAGATGGTCAGCCTCGGCCCAGATCAGATAGGGGACCTGATCGCGCTCCTGGCGCTTGGTCAGGTTGTCGGCGGGGCAGAAGAACCACGGCCGCAGGGAATAGCCCCCGTCGTCATCCCTGAAGGCTGCCACAACGGCCGTGAGGTCTTGGGTGCTGGATAGATCGACGCCCAGCCAGACCTGCTCTCCTTCGCGGGCATCCCAATCGATCGGCGCGGCGCCGCGATCATAGATGTCCATGTCGAGCCAGGGGTCGGGTGCCCCATCGGACCAGATGTTCAGGTAGTAGCGTTTGAAGGCCTCACGCTGGGCGGGGATCTCGGCGGCCTGACGTGCGGTGACGCGCATCTCTTCCAAGGAGCGGAAGCCCGAGGCGATGGCCGGATTTACCGACGCCCAGACCTCTTCGTCCTGCCAGCTGGCGTCCTTGTCGGCTTCGAAGAGGATCGGCAGGAAGGTGTCGTCCACGACCTGACCGGAAGCGACCTTCTTGGCGTAATCATAGAGCTCATAGGCTAGGCCGTGGACGCCGGAGCCGGCCGTGGTGATGACGATCGACAGCGGCTCTTCGCGCTTGCCCATGGACTGACGCAGCACGTCCCACAGCTCGCGCTTGGGCCAAGCGTGGACCTCGTCGGCGATCAGGCAGGAGATGGACAGGCCGTGCTTCGAATAGGCCTCGTGAGAGATGGCTTTGAGTGTCGAGCGCGTGTCGGGGTGCTGGATCGTCTTGTAGGAGGGCAGGACCTTCGTGCGCGACTTCAGCACCGGCTCTTGAGCGATCATGCCAGATGCGGCGTTGTAGGCGATGGAGGCCTGTTCCCGGTCAGCGGCCGCGACCACGACCTGACCGCCGGCTTCCTTTTCAGGACCGACCAGATGCAGCAGGCCCAGCCCGGCTGACAGGGTGGTCTTCCCATTGCCCCGAGGGAGCAGGATGAAAACGGTGCGGATGCGGCGCTGCCCATCCTCGCGGGTGTCGCCGTAGATCCGGCGCACGATGCGCTCCTGCCACCGCGCCAGTTTGAACCGCTGCCCCGCGAGCTTGCCCTCATGCAGCTTCAGCTTCTGGATGAAGGCCGCCGCTCTGGCGCCTTTGCCATGCGGATCGGGAATAGGGCTGTCGTCAGTCCACCAGGTCACCGAAGCCCCCGTTGTCGTCTGTATCGACGCCAAGGGCAGGGCGGGAACGAGAGACGGGCGTCAGGCCCAGTTCCGCCGCCATTTGACGAGCGAGGGTCATGGCGGTGTGCATCACGCGCAGCGCCGGGTGTGGGCGAGGGACGCCCTTGTCGCCTTCGAAGAAGAGGCTGGGCAGGCCAGAGAGCGTCGCCTGACAGTCCCTGACCTGACCGACCGCCAGGCAGTAGTTTTCGAGGCTGCCGAGATCGCCATCGGTCAGGATCTTGCGATCCGTCAGGACAGGTGCGCAGCGGTCCCATTCCTTGGCAGCGGCGGCCGGCATCCATGACGGCGCGGCCGGCGCGGCTTCCAGCGGGCTCTCGTCCTGGCGAAGGTTCGGCTTGTCACCCCGCATGGTCATCGGGCCTCCGAGGCTTCACCAGAGCGGCCGTCCAACGGCGAGCGATAGACATCAGCTCTTCGGTCGACTGCTTTACGGTCGAGCGGCGAATGACGTCCTGTCCGCCGATCAGCTTGGAGAGCAGGGGTATGCGACGCGCTCGGTCGAGCGAGGCGACGGTGTGGGCGTGCCAGGCGGTCAGCCGGAAACGACGCCCTTCGGCGTTCGCTCTTCCCTCGGCGACGACGGCGTAGAGCCGCGGCGTGATCGAGAAGAACTGTTCCGGCCATCCACCCATCTCGCACCAGCCGATCAGGAGGCCGTGCCAGTCCCAGCCGTCGCCTTCTGAGGGCGCGACTTGGACTTGCCCGCCTCCGGGAAGGCCTTGGACAGGGTCTTGGCGATTAGCTCGGCCGCTTCGAGGATGCCGACCTCGGAGATCAGGCGGCCGGCCTCTTCCTCCGTGCAGCCGTGGTGTTCCAGCAGGCCCGCCCAGAACAGGGTCCGGAGATTGGCCATGCTGACGTTCGCACCGAGCAGCTCGCCGATCTGCGACGTGCTGACCTGCAGCTTCTCTTCAAGGGTGACCAGCGCGTTGATCGTATAGACCAAGACGTAGTCATCGGCGCCGGCCTTGAAACCGACTTCGCCTTTCATGGGGTTGGCCATCAGTCGTTCTCCCGCAGAACGGCGCCGGACACCTTGATCGTGACGGTGGCGGTCATCCGGTCATCGTTCGGGGCGGCCGGCTCGTAGCCGGTGATGATGCCCTCGAAGGTCCAGGTGGCGAGGTTCGGGAAGACGATCCGGAAGTTTTTGGCCTCGCGCGCGTGGAGCGCCGTGACGATGAGCGTCTCGCTCGCCGAGCCCGGCAGGAAGGTCATCTCGAAGGACGCCTCGCCTGGGTCGATGATGCCCGCAACCGCCTTCATGTAGGGCGAATCGAGGGTCGAGTAGGTGACGGCGTTCACGGTCTCGTTGGGAGGCGTGATCTCCGACACTTCGGCGATGGTCGTGAAAGTGCCGGGCGTGGCGCTTTCGATTTGGAACTGAGAACCGTTCCCGATGGATGCTAGGGCAGTCATGTGTTGGCCTCCTGGTGCCAGACAGAGATGTCGATACGGGTGTGGAAGAGCGGCTGCTGAGGATCAGTGCGGTCCACGGTGTCGCTCTCGGATTCGATGAAGATGCCTTCGAGCACGGTGCCGGCCGCGACCGTCCGGCCGTGAGGCAGGGCGGGCACGACGGCGCGGCTCAGAAGCTTGGCGTCCTTGAAGGAGAGGCCCCAGCAGTCGATCTGCACTGTGCTGGAAACCAGGCCGGTGCGGCCCTCCAAGGTTCGGTCTCGCCGGCCGCTGACACGATGAAGGGTCAGGGCAGGCAGTTCGAAGTCGTCTGGTCTCGCCGACCAGTTCACCCGGTCGCCGGCGATCGTCGCGACCGCTGGACTGCCGAGCAGCAGGGATGTGATGGCTTCCTCCATCAGGAGGCTCCTTTCGTCTTGAGGGCTTTGCGAGCGGCTCGTTTGGCGGCGACGTCGATGCCGGCGGCGAGGCTGGCTTTCACAGCGTCGAGCGCGGCCTCTTTCTCGGCATCCCAGGCGGGGCGCATGAACGGGCGCGGCGTCTGTTTGCGGTTACCGAACTCTTCCTGGATGCCCTGCGGCTGCTGGCCGGGGCCCATGTGGACCTCGATGCGATTGACCCGCCGATAGCCCTTGCCCTTCGGCCGCCCCGACGTGATGCCGATGCTCTCACGAAGCTCTCCGGTGCGATCTTGGGCGACGTTCTGGCGGGCCGCTTCAGCCATGGGTTCCAGGGCCTCACGGAGGCTGCGGCGGCCGACATTTCGGGCGGTCGAAAGCTTCAGCCCTGCGAGGGCCTGGTCGAGCTCGCGGAGGCCTTGGACGCGGACTTTCACAGCGCCGCTCCTTCCGCGTGGATTTCGATGTAGCGGCGGCCCAGCGGTCGAACCTCGCGGATGATCACGACGCCGCCGTCGACCCGGACGCGATCGGTCGCCCTGATGTCTGGCTGACGATGGGTGCGCAGGACGATCTTGCGAGACGTCTGCACGCCGTCCGCTGCAAGGTAGTCACGGCCGCTCTGCTGAACACGCTGGGCCATGGCGGTCGTCACCAGCGCTTCGCCCTGGACCGGAGCATTGAACTGGTCCCGGCCGGTCTCGCCGTCCCGCACGATCTCGATGTAGGTGTCGAAGGAGCCCAGCTTCATCCGAACACCCATGGGCGTAGGTCGGCGAGCAGGACGCGGGCATCGTCCGGGACAGCGGCTCCCTCTCGACCCTCATACAGCGCCGCGACCGTCATCAGGACGGCTTGGTCGAAGATCGGCGGCAGCTCGTCGGGCAGGTTCTCCGACCCGATGTAGCGGTTGCAGGCGTCTATGGCGCTTTCGAGCAGGCGCTGGATCAGGGTGTCCTGGCTGCTGTCCAGGATGCCGAGGTGGTCCTTTGCGTCAACGACAGACGTGGTCATCAGTACCCGCTCCTGGTGTATCGGGACCGCTCGCGCTCTTGGCGAAGGGTCTTGAAGACGTGCTGGGTGGCCGCCACGCCTCCGGCCATGGCGACCTCTGTCGCGATGGGGCCGGCGATCTTCTCGACCTGCACGTCGAAATAAGGGGATGGATTGACGGTCAGCTGATAGCCGCCCTGCTGGCGCTGTTGCCCCGGCGTCGAGATGTCCACGCGCTCGCCTGGGGTGGCGCGGAAGGCGACCAGCTTGGAATCCACCGAGCCCGAGCCGCCGACTTCGAACGACCCGCCATGGGCGAAGCCGAGCAGGTTCTTGAAGAAGCCGCCCCCGCCACCCGTGCCGCCGCCGCCGACCATCGCTGAGACCGGAATGCCCGTGGCCATCTCGACGGCCTTCAAGGCCAGCATTTCCAGAATGATCTTCGCCACAGTCGCCACGAAGGATTTCAGCAGGTCGCCGAGGCTGCCTTCGCCGGTCAGGGCCAGATCGATCAGGCCGTCGGTCAGAGACTGCGTGGCGCCGCGAATGCCGTCGATGGCCTCCTGCATCTGTCCGCCGATCTGTGCCGTCGTGTTGCCGAGGCTTTCCAGCTGGGGCAGGGCATCGGGATCAATGAGCGGCGCCGGACTGATCTGCACGGGGGTGGGGGCCTGAAGGTTCTCTCCCCAAACCCCGGCTTCAGCGGTCGCCGCTTCCTTCGCGGTCAGCCCGCCCTGGGCCGCCAGCGCGCGGATCTTGGCGATCTTGTCTGCGACCTCGCGGGCATTGCGCTCGGCGTCGGTGAGCAGGCCCTCCATGATGACGGCGACGTCGTCACGAAGCTTTTGGAACGCGCTCTTCGCCGCGTCGGTCGCGTTGCGGGCTGGCTGAACCATGCCGGCGTCCAGCTTCGCCATCCACGCAGCGACGCCTTCCACCATGTCGGGCACGTAGCTGTGACCGACGACGGCGTCGTAGAGCTGGAAGAAGGCGTCACCAACGCTCTTCACCTTGCCGATCACCCAGCCCAGGACCGCCCCGAGACGACCCTGGAGCCAGGACGTGACGCCCTCGACCAACTGCCGCACGTAGCCGATCACACCGGGGAACAGCGCTTCGAAAGCCTTCAGGACTCCTGTGACCACAGCCCTGACCGCCGAGCCCAAGGCATTCCACATGGTCGAGAAATCGCCGCGCAGCAGGGCCGCCAAAGCTCTGAGCACGTTGGTGATGACGTTGACGGCGCCGGTGATGATTTCGACGGCGGCGCCAAGAACGCGGGCGACGATCTCCCCGAAGATCTTGAGATTGCCAGATGCCGATCCGGTGCCGCCCATGGAGAAGATGGCCGCGAAGATCTCGCCGACCGCTTTCACAGCGCCCATCAAGGCATCGAAGAGCGGCTTGATCTTCGGCCCGATGCTGTCCGCAAGCTGCCGCCCGAAGGTCTGGAGCATCGGAACGATGTCGTCGCCCCAGAGCATGAAGGCGGCGGCGACCGCAGCGGCGGCGATGCCTATGGGACCGAGGAAGGGCAGGAGGCCAGCCAGGACACCGCCACCCGCGAAGGCTGTGGCGATGGCGCCGGCGGCGGCGACCAGGCCACCGAAGGCGATCAGGACCGGGCCGATAGCCGCTGCAATGGCCGCTCCGACGGCGACGAACTTCAGAACCTCAGGCGACACGCTGGCGAAAGCGCGGACGATCTCGCCGGCCTTGGCGATCAGCGGGGCGATGACGTCCCGGACGATAGGTTCGAACGCGCCCTCCAAATCCATCAGGGCGGTTTTCAGAGGCTTCCAGGCGTCGGCATCACCGGCCGCCTTCGCAGCGCCACCGAACTGCTTTTCCAGCTCAGCGAGCATGATGGACTGAGCGCCGGCCGCATCACCGACCGCCACCATCTGCTTGATCTGTTCCTTCTGCTGAGCCGTGAACTGGATGCCGGCCCGGCCCAGGGCGGTCAGGCCCTTCACCGGATCGTTGAGCGCCTTACCGATGGTGAGGGTCGCGGCCTGCAAGTCGCCGCCCATGCGGGTCGCCAAGTCGAGAGCCGCCACCTGGGCGCGGTCGAATACGGTGCCGGCGACGTTGCCGAAGGTTAGAAGGTTGGATGTGACCTTCGTCAGGATCTCGTCGTCATCGATGCCGGTGAGGTTGCGCAGGCTTTCGGCGGTCTTGGACAGTTCGTCCGCCGTCTTGCCCGACGCCCCGCCCATGCTCTCCAGCGCCGCGTTGACCTGGCCAGCGGCGTGCGCGGCGTCCTGGCTGCCCTGCAACAGGTGCGCACCCAAGGCGATGAAGGGTGCGGTGATCGCGGCGGACATCCCGGCGCCGATGCCGGCCATGCGCGTGCCGACGCTCTGCATCGAGGAGCCGGCGGCCTTCAGCTTCTTCTGGGCGGCATCCATGCCGTTTTCGAAGGCGGCCGAGTCCAGACCGAGGGTGACGCGCAGGGCGCCGACGATGGCATTACCAGCCATGGGCGCGCTCCTGCTTCTGCTTCATCGAAGAGTGGCAGGGCGACGAGGCCATCGGCTGCCAGTTCGATCGGCGCCAGAAGAGGCCTTTGTCCCCGCGATGGGGTTTGATGTGATCGACCATGTCTGCCTTGCGGCCGCAGCCGCAGGCGCAATGTCGGTTCTCAGGAAGGGCGAGGAAGGCTTTGCTTTCCTTCTCCCATTTGCTGTCGTAGCCGCGCTCGCGAGCGGTCGGGCGCCGGGCGTCATAGGCCTTGGCGCGCGCGGTCGAGCAGGCGAGGCAGGATCGCCCCGTCTGGACCACACGGCCGCAGCCACAGATGCTCAGCGCCCGCATCGGCATCAGGTCACCGGCGCGTGCGAGGGGCGGCCCAGGATCGCCACGGCGCTGAGCGCGGTGCCCGTGCCGTGGGTGCCGCTGAAATCGCCGGAGAGGCGCACGTAGCGGGCATCGCCGATGTAGCCGAACCGCGTCACCGTCGGGGCGGCGTGGGCGGTCTTGAAGGCGGCGACGATGCCGTCATCAGCGAGGCCGGCGGGACCGACGATCTGGGCGCCAGGGACATCGGTCCAGGTGGAGCCGTCGTCACTGTGTTCCAGCAGCGCCTCGATCTTGTTGGTGCCGGTGAAGGTGATCCCGCCGACACCGACCTGCAAGGCGAAGGACAGGGAGCCGAAGCCCAGCCTGTCGATCACCGCGCCGGCGGCATCGGCGGTGTAGAGGGCCGGCGCAATCGCGGAGACAGTTTTCAGGGTGTGATGTTGATCTCGCATTGTGGGGCTCCTCAGCTCGTGGCCATCTTGAGTTTGCGGAAGGCGTCGGGACGGATGACGCCAGCGCCGACACGACGGCGACCGTGGAAGCGGACAAGGCCCTCGGTCGCCTGGGTGTAGGGGTCGCGCAGGACCGACAGGCCGATCCGGTCAGCGATGCGGAAGCCGGCGTTGAAATCGCCGTAGATGACCGGGAAGGCGTTGGCGGCGACGTCAGGCATATCGACGGCCTCGACGACGGGGCGACCCAGCAGCGTGCTCGGGGTGCCTTCGGTCAGGCTGTCCTGCCAGAGGTAGCGGCCGTTCTCGTCCTTCAGCAGACGGATGCCGGCGATGCTGTTGCCGTTCAGCAGCCAGGAGCCGCGATTCCGGTAATAGGCCGGCATCGCATACATCAGGCGGATCAGGGCATCGGTCGACAGTTCCGTGGCGCTGCCGTTCAGGACCTCGGGGACCGACGGATCCTGCATGATGCCGACGGGCTTCTTGATGCCGTCGCCGTTCACGAAGGCCAGGCCCTCCAGGCGGCCGAACTCCTCGGCGAAGTCGCTGGCCAGTTCAGAGGCCAGATCGATCGCGCTGTCTTCCAGCAGCCAGTTCGAGACGTCGATGTAGGCGGCCATCTCATGGACATCGAGCGCGGCCTGGCCGTAGGTCGGTTCGGTCTTCGAACGCTCCTCGGTCTCGCCGACCCACTTGGCTGTGATCGTGCCTGTGCGCTTGGGCCAGACGACCCGGCCGGCCGTGGTCGGGGTGACGCGGGCGGCCTGACGGATCGGGCTGATCTCGACCAGCTCCTTCTGCAACTGCGCTTCGAACTGCTCAGGCGCCAGGAAGCCGCCGCGCGTGTCGTCGGACACGACCAGCGCTTTGCGCTCTTCCGGCTCCAACGCCTCGGTGCCGCCGCGCACGAAGCCCCAGAAGGCTTTGACCTCGACCTTTTCGGGCTTGTCGTCGTCCGCGCCGCCGGGGCGCTTCAGGGCTGCGATGTCGGTGCGCAGCGCCTTGATCTCGTCCTGGGTGGCCTTGTGGGCGTCGTCCGTCGCCTGCTTGACCTTGTCGTCGACGGCCTTGGTCAGGGCGTCCAGGGCGTCCTTGACCTCGGTGTCGTCTTCCGGCGCACCTTTGGTTTCGAGAGGGGGGAGGATTTGGGTAATCATCTTGGTTCCTAGGCGCGCAGGGCGGCAGCAGCCGCGTTGAGCTGGGCCACCAACCGGCGCGCGCGGTCGGGGTCATGAGACTTCACCCGCTCGACGCGGGCGCGAGGGTTGGCACCCAAGGGGAGCAGGCTGATTTCGCCGAGATCGACTTCGTCCAGCAGACGGGCTTTGCGCTCGCGGTCTTGGCGGGATCGGATGGTGCGGTAGCCGATGGAGAGGCCCTTGGCGGCCCCGGCCTTAGCGAAAGCGAAGGCCTCGGCGCCATCGCGTGTCTCGGTCAGGATCCGGCCCTTCACCCGCAGACCGACGGTGTCCTCGGCGATCTCGGTCCAGACGCCGATCAAACGCTTGTGGTCGTGCCCCCACAGCATCAGGACATCAGCTGCGGCGCGGCCGGCGAGCGACTTGGTGAAGGCGCCTGGCTGGACGATGTCGCCGACCAGGTCGCGATTGCCAAAGGTCGAGGCATAGCCCTCGATCTCGCCGGTATCGCTGATGGTCTTGAACTCAGATGGGATCAGGGTGTCGGTCATGCCTCGTCTCCGGTCGTGGCGTCAGGAGCGGGCAGGGCGGGCGCGGCGCCGGCGACGGGCGGGAACTCATCACCGCCCGGCAAGGGCGCACGGTTCTCCATGGCTCGGGCTTCATTCGGCAGAAGAACCCGGCAACCGATGGCCTTGGCGTAGGCCTCCATGCGGGCTGCGAGGTTGGCGCGGGCCAGGTCGTCGATCATGAATTCGAAGACGTGGGACTGGCGCTCTTCAGGAGGGAGCAGGCGGCGCAAGGCGCCCTGCCACATCTGGAGCTGGGGCAGCAGGGCGAGAGACAGGAACTGGCGGCCCGACTCCTCCGAGTTGCTCCAGGTGGCGCGGCCGAAGTCCTGGACCATCGGCGGCGGGATGCGGAACGGGCGCAGGACTTCGATCACCTGCTGGGCGCGGATCTCAAGAAACTGGCTGTCCACGCTGCTGAACTGCGTCTGCTGCCAGGTGATGCCGTCCTCCAGAACGGCCGTCCCGCCGCCGCCCTCTTCGCCGCCGTGGGCCTTATTCCATGACGTGGAGGCCTTCCTGACAGCATCCACGCTCATGCCTTTCGGCAGCGTCAGCACGCCGGAAGGGCGGGCGCCGCGACCGAACAGCTTGGCGGCATAGCGCTCCATGGCAATCAGGACCGCCACGGCCTCGCGCGCTGCGGTCAGGGGCGCGACGCCGTCCATGGCGCGGAGGTGCAGGATGTCGCCGCGATCGTAGACGCGGGTGCGGCCGTTCGTGGTCACCTTGTAGACCGGCTCGCGGGTGTCGGCGTCCAGCTCGACCGAGCATTGCGGTGACGGGATCTGGACCAGCTCCTCGATCCGGCCGCCGACGCGGTTGATGAAGGCGAAGGCGCCCTGATCGTATCGAAGCGCGGACGACTCCATCGACAGGCGGAAGTCGTAGCTCGACGTCCACTCGTTCGGATGATCGGTCAGCAGGTCGTAGAGGGGATGGTCTGTCGCCCGCTCCTTGCCGCCATCGGCTGTGCGCTTGAACAGGTGCAGGGGCAGTTGGGCCACAGCCTGGGCGATCACCGCGACACTGGCATAGGCCGTCGGGCAGCGGTGATAGTTTTCGGGCGTGACCGAGATGCCGGAATGGCTGCGACGGGTGCCGAAGATCTCAGCGAGCCAAGCCGTGGAGCTGGCGTCGGTGGCGTCAGGCGCGACGGAGGGCGAGGCCTTGGCCTCGATCCCGAGCATCCGTGCAGCTTGTTTGAACAAATCGGCCCCGCCTTGTGAAAGCGGGGCCATGATCGGTGTTTCGCAGCGCGGCGTTAGGCCAGTGCTCGATATTGCTCAATCTTGCTCAAGGACGTGCGCCACGGTGGCGCGGGGAAAATCTCCCAATCTGGTGACTTTTCGTTTTGTGGGCCCCCGCCGGTCCCTAAGCGACGGATGAAAGTCTGGAAGCCCCCTACGCCGCTTCGCCGCGTTGCTGGGCGAACCATGCATCAATCTCGGACCGCCTGGCAACCAGTTCTCCGCCGAGCTTGTAGATCGGGAAGCGGTGCGGATAGCGAACCCTGCGGTAGAGGTCGTAGATGCGAGGCTTCAGGTCGGGGTCGCCGTACACGTATTCGGCTATCGCCTCGGCTCCTCGGATCATGTCGGGCTGGGCGTACTCGGGTCCGGTCATGCGCAGGCCTCCCGCCAGGTCCACCAGAAGGCAGGCTCGCCATCGTGCAGGCTCAGGGTCTCGGTGATCGTCAGGTGTCCTGTGATGTCACGTGACACCACGCCGAGGCCGCCGGGTATTTCAGGCGCATATTCGGGGAGTGTGTCTTGATCCCCCAACACCCCTCCCATGGTAGATATATATGTGTC